ATGTTTAAATTATTTTACACATTACTAATTATCGAATACGTTGTTGATAACCAAGACGTAGCAACAAGTGTCATATTCCCTAGTGAGCACGAATGTTATGAAGCTATGGGCGATGGAGTTTTAGATGGTTTATATGACATACTTGCAGACACGTATGGTAAAGAGATTATGATGTACTGTAAGAAAACACCGTTTCAATCTGGTGTAAGGGAACCCAATGTAAAACCGAAGTTGCGTCCAGATGGGTGACGAACAGTTAAGTCCTGCCCAGAAGTTTGAATATCGTTTTTTAAAACAACAGGTAAACACGTTGGAAGAAGAGCGATATAGGTATGATGCCAGACCAAATATACAACAAGACTTGTATCGTGCGCGAGAAGAGTTAAAGTCGTTCGTCTCTAAACTTAGAACGAACGGAGTTAAAATATGAAGCGTTTCACAACTGCTGAAAAAGAATGGTTAGGATACAAGCGCAAACTAGCAAACAATAATATGAAGGTGTCGTTAGCAAAAGCACCATGGCAGCAAGGAGAGCAGCATGACAAACATGACGAAGAAGGAAGAGAAGGTATGGGATTATCTTCTGAAAAACAGAAAAGCAGAAAACGCCGAGGTAGCAAACGCGTGTGACGTTGATATACACTTTGTAAAAAATCTTATCTCACGGATCAGTTCAGAAAACTGGCGAGAAGAAGTGCCCACAATACCAACGTGGGATCGTGCAAAAGTATTAGACACAGCTAAAGGTTATGTCACAAAAGATCGTGCAGCAGATCATGGCGACATGGAAGATAACTTTCAGCGCATCGCCGTATACTGGAACGCACACCTTGGACTAGTTGATTTCATAAAGACAGAAGATGTTGCAGCGATGATGGCACTACTAAAGATTGCTCGCATACATTCTAACCCCACACACATAGACAACTGGGTAGACGCTTGTGGGTACATGGCTTGTGGTGGTGAAGTTGTGAGCAAGTAATGGACGTTTATACTCTAGACTTTGAAACTTACTACGATCAACATTACTCACTGTCCAAGCTGACAACAGAGGAGTATGTGCGTGACGAACAGTTTGAGGTTATTGGTTTAGCTATCAAAAAGAACAATGGTTCTACGGTGTGGTTAGATAGTCCTGGACAAATCAAACGTCTGTTATCACACATAGACTTCTCTGCGTGTGGTATACTCTGTCACAACACGATGTTTGACGGAGCAATACTAAAGTGGCGATACGGTGTTAGTCCAAAGATATGGTTTGATACTATGTATATGTCACGTGCATTGCATGGTGTAGAGAAAAGCGCATCACTCAAAGCTGTAGCCGAGAGGTACGGCGTAGGTATCAAGGGCACTGAGGTGCAGAATGCCAAGGGCAAACACCGTGCCGATTTCACCGACGAAGAGATAAAAAGATACGGACAGTATGCCAAGAACGATGTTGATCTGACATTTAAGTTGTTCAAGAGCATGGGAGTCAAGTTTCCACAACAAGAGTTAAAGCTGATAGACTTGTCTCTACGTATGTTTATCGAACCCACACTTGAACTAGATCTTGGATTGTTGCAGCAGCACCTTGAGGATACAAAGGCACGCAAGGAAAAACTACTAGAAGATGCAAACGTCACCGACAAAAAAGACCTGATGTCAAATCAGAAGTTTGCTGACATGCTACGTGAGTTTGATGTCGAGCCACCAATTAAGGTAAGTCCAACGACAGGTAAGGACACGTATGCGTTTGCTAAATCCGACGAAGGGTTTAAGGAGTTACTTGAGCATGAGGATGATCGTGTACAAACTTTGGTTTCGGCACGGTTGGGTAACAAGTCCACATTAGAAGAGACACGTACAGACAGGTTTATAGGAATTGCTCAACGTGGTAAGCTCCCTGTACCCGTAAGATACTACGCGGCACATACAGGTAGATGGGGTGGGGCTGACAAGATTAACCTACAAAATCTACCAAGTCGTGGGGTCAATGCGAAGAAATTAAAGAAGGCTATTGTTGCACCCGAAGGTCACACAATAGTCGAGGCTGACAGCGCACAGATCGAAGCGCGAGTCCTTGCATGGCTATCAGAGCAAGACGATCTTGTTAGTCAGTTCACTAACGGCGAAGATGTATATGTCAAAATGGCAGGTCGTATATACGGCTGTCCAGAAGAGGACGTTACTAAAGATCAGCGTTTCGTTGGTAAGACTACCATACTCGGTGCAGGTTATGGCATGGGTGCAGAGAAGTTTGCAACACAGCTAAAGACGTTTGGGTATGAAGTGTCGCCCGATGAAGCTCGACGTATAATTAGTATCTATCGCCAATCAAATTTTAAGATTAGTAAGCTGTGGCGCGACGCGCAATACATGGTTAGTCAGTTGACTAACGGTAGAGCCGTGGCGTTTGGGCGCAAAGGCGCGATCGGTATTGATGCTAGTAACAAGGCTTTGCTCTTACCCTCTGGACTTCCATTGTTTTACGAAGATTTAAATTATGACGGTGATGAATACACATACAAGGTGCGGCGAGGCCGAAACAAAATCTATGGTGGGAAGGTGATAGAGAATGTTTGTCAAGCTATAGCACGTTGTATAATTGGTGAGCAGATGCTAAAGATAGCTAAGAAGTACAAAGTTGTGTTGACCGTACACGACAGTATTGTATGCTGTGTAGAAGATAACAAAGTAGACGAAGCACAAGCATTTGTAGAGACATGTATGCGTTGGACGCCCGATTGGGCGGCAGGTTTACCTGTTGATTGCGAAAGCGGAGTAGCTAAGTCATATGGGGATTGCGAGTGAGTATAGCGCCTTGGTCATTTAGCAAAGCAAAGGCATTTGAAACGTGCCCTAAACAATTCTATCATGAGAAAGTGTTGAAGCAGTACCCTGTCGAGGAGACAGAGGCTATGCGTTACGGCACGGAACTTCATAAAGTTTGTGAAGACTACATAGGCAGCGATGTGCCAGTGCCAAAAAAATTTGGCTTTATCCAAAGCATGCTTGACAATCTAAACTCTAGGCGCGGTATCAAAGTATGCGAAAAGAAGATGGGTCTGACCGCCAACCTAGAACCATGTGGGTTTTTTGACAAACGTGTTTGGTTTCGCGGGATAGCTGACTTGATAATCATAGACGTATTAGCAGGTGTTGCGTATGTCATAGATTACAAAACGGGCAAGTCGGCTAGGTACGCTGACAAAGGACAGTTAGAACTAATGGCGCTGACTGTATTTAAACATTACCCCGACATAAAAAAGATTAAGGCAGGGCTTTTGTTTGTAGTTGCAAACAGTTTAGTCAAAGAAGAATACGAGATTGACTCAGAATCAAATCTTTGGGAGAAATGGTTAGGAATTTATGGTAAGATGGAAAAAGCATTTGAGTCGGATGTATGGAATCCACGCCCATCTGGGTTGTGCAAACGTCATTGTCCAGTGCTTGAATGCGCCCACAATGGGAGAAACTAATGCCTTATAAAAACAAACCAAGACCTTACAAGAAAGAATACAAACAACAAAAAGCCAGAGGCGAGCATGAAGATCGCATGGAACGTCAACGTGCTCGGCGTAAAATGGATAAGAAAGGAGCGGATAAGAATAAGAATGGCAAAGCAGATAAACGAGAAGGCAAAGATATTGCCCACAAAAAACCACTAAGAAAAGGAGGAAAAAACAAAGACGGTGTAAAAGTACAAAGCCGTAAGAAAAATCGTGCAGCAGGTGGAGCTATGAGTAAACCACCCAAAAAGAAAAAATAAAAACTGGAGAACAACATGCAGATCATTCGGGATAAGGCAGTCCTGTTGAATTTGCGCAACCCAAAAAGGGTCACAACAGTGATACCGAACAGCAAGGAGTTGTCGATGAATGAAGTAGTAGTCAAGTGGGGTATGTTTGAAGCCCTAAAACTAAAAAGTTTAAATATAAACGTGCCCTCACCTATTAGCAAACGTTACAAATGGGCAGGGCAATATAAACCTTATGAACATCAGAAGAAAACAGCAGAGTTTTTAACGATGAACAAACGTGCTTTTTGTTTCAACGAACAAGGCACAGGTAAGACCGCATCAGCAATATGGGCGGCTGACTATCTAATTACTCAGAAGCAGATAAGGCGTGTTCTAGTAGTTTGCCCGCTCTCGATCATGGATAGCGCATGGCGTGCAGACTTGTTTTCCTTTGCTATGCATCGTTCTGTAGATGTGGCTTACGGTAGTAGAAAGAAACGTGCAGATATAATTAATAGTGGTGCAGAGTTTGTAATTATAAATTATGACGGTGTAGATATTGTTAAAGAAGACATAATAAATGGTGGGTTTGATTGTATCATCGTAGATGAAGCCACGCACTACAAGAATGCACAGACCAAAAGATGGAAGACACTTAAAAAGCTAATCTCTGATGATACTTGGTTGTGGATGATGACAGGTACGCCTGCCGCACAGTCTCCGCTAGATGCCTACGGCTTGGCAAAACTGATTAACCCACTAAACGTCCCAAAGTTTTTTGGTTCTTTTAGGGATATGGTCATGTGGAAAGTAACACAGTTTAAGTGGATGCCAAAAGAAAACGCCAGTCAAATAGTACATGAGGTGCTACAGCCTGCTATTAGATTTACTAAAGAAGAGTGTCTTGATTTACCAGATATGGTTTATGTCAAACGTAAGGTAGAGATGACCAAGCAGCAGGTAAAATATTACGAAGAGCTACGTAAAAAGATGGTTATGCAGGTAGAAGATGAAAGCATTACCGCCGTTAATGCAGCTATTGTACTTAACAAACTTCTGCAAATATCATCAGGCGCTGTGTATACGGATGACAGTGAGACATTAGAATTTGATATATCTAATCGTTATAATGTTTTGAAAGAAGCGATAGACGAAAGCAGTCAAAAAGTATTAGTGTTCGTTCCTTTCCGACACACCATAGACTTGTTAGTTAACAGACTAACGGCGGACCAGGTAACATGTGGTATCATACGAGGAGACGTGTCTGCGGCTAAGAGAACAGAGTTGTTCGATAAGTTCCAAACTACGCCTAACCCTCAAGTATTGATAATACAACCGCAAGCCGCAGCGCATGGGGTGACATTGACAGCAGCGAACACTGTTGTGTGGTGGGGTCCAACATCGTCTTTGGAAACATATGCACAGGCGAATGCACGTGTCCATCGCTCTGGGCAGAAACACAAATGCACTGTTATCCAACTTTATGGTTCAGCCGCTGAACAGCGTATATACAGATTGTTGGACAGTAGAATTGATGTACATACAAAAATTATAGATTTGTACAAAGAACTACTTGACTAAGGTAAGTTTAGATACTATCTACTAAATATAAATAACAATGGAGATATAAATGGGCGTTTCAATAGAGAAGCTCGTAAAAGCGTACATAAAGATACGTGATCAGCGTAGCGAACTTGCTACTAAGTTCAAAGAAGAAGACAACGTGCTTAGTGAAAAGGTAGCTAAAATAAAGAGCGCATTGCTAGAGCATTGTAAAGAGCACAATGTCGAATCGGTGCGTACAAACGAAGGGGCGTTCTTTAGGTCTATCAAACAGCGTTATTGGACAAGCGACTGGGAAAACATGTACGAGTTTATACGAGAGCATGATGTACCCGAACTTTTTGAGAAACGTTTGAACCAGACAAATGTTCGTCAGTTCCTAGCAGAAAACCCTGATCTTATACCGAAAGGTCTTAACGTGGACTCGGAGTACACAGTATCAGTGAGGAAGAAATGACAGAAAAAACATATGTAGAAATAGGCAAAGTTGCCGACTACTTTGGCATATCAGTATCGACAACTAGAAAATGGTTGCGTGAGGGGCATATCCCAAGAGAAACTTATATAAAGGCAGGTGATACGTATCGTTTCAACGTAGAAGCGATAGAAAAAGCGTTGACACGCCGTGAAGAGTTAAACTCTTGGGAAGAAAACTCCTCAACATCTGAAGATCATTAGTAAAGGGAGAGACTAATGATCCATGCAGCGGTAGCTGAACATAAACCAAACCAAATTACTATCGGGGGCGGACGTTTTTCTAAGTCTGTAGATGGTGATCCTGTCGGTGTGGTTGATGGTTCATTGAACATGGTAATAGTTAACGCTGCAAAACTGGCTCGTACTTATTATAAAGATATGTATGACTCAGAAAATCCATCTGCTCCTACTTGTTGGTCGTCAGACACGCAAAAACCATCACCTGATGTACCGTTAGAACAGAAACAAGCAGCTCGCTGCATGGACTGTGTACAGAACATTAGGGGATCAGGCGAAGGGGGTGGCCGTGCTTGTAGGTTTTCGCAACGTCTGGCGATTATACTAGAGGAGCAGATGGACACTGTTTACCAAATACGTATTCCTGCGACTTCTATTTTTGGAAGACCCGAAAATGGTAACATGGGGGTGCAAGCTTATGCTAAATATTTACAGAAGCATAAGACTCCGTCTATTGCTGTTGTTACACAGATGTATTTTGACAATAGTGTAGACATGCCGAAACTTTTCTTTAAAGCTGTTCGTGCTCTTGACGAACAAGAACTTGAAGTAGCGTTGAAGCAAAAAGACAGCCTTGCGGCAAGCACTGCTGCACTACAAACCATGGTGACGCAAGACAAAACTACCGTGGATAAATCGCCATTTACTGAAGTAGATGGTTTTGAATATAACAAAGGAGAAGACTAATGGCAGAAGCCAAACCCATATACCTAATTGAAAATGTTGAAGCTATGTACCCTCGTCTGGATCAGACTTATAGGTATGACAGAAATATCCCACCAAGGGGTAAAACCGTGCCTTGTGGTCCAACGGAGGAAAATGCAAAGTTTGAAATGGACTTTCGTATGTCTAAATCACAAGCAGAAAAGCTTTATAAAGCTATGGCAGCGGCTTACAAAGCAGAGGCTAAATCCGATTGGCCTGCCATGCCTAAAGCTACTGAAGTGTTTGAGAAAGACCAAGAGGGTATGTATATCGGATCGGTGCAACTAAAAGGCCAGTACAAAGGGAAGATTACTGAACCACCTCTGCATGTGGACGCAAAGAATAAGAAGCTACCGCCAGAGTTCAAACTTACTCACAGTAGCACCATAAATATTGGTGTGGTTTTTGTGCCTTATAGCATGAGTTCGCACGGAGTGTCGTTAAGGATTAAAGCGGTGCAAGTTTTATCAGTCGCTGAGAAGAGACAATACTCTCCGTTTGAACCACAAGAGGGTTTCTCTGTGGAAGAAGAAGACGCTTCATCTGTGTTTGAAGATGTGGTTGATACTGCTCCTGTTGAAGCAGACGAGATACCATCACCGAAAAAGGTCGTTAAAAAGAAAGAGGTTACTGCTCCCTCTTCTGGTGATGACCTTGATACTATCGTGGGTGATTTGTTTGATGACGAGGACGAATAACATCTAACGATAGTCTTGTCGTGGTGAGTATACTCCTCCGTTGCTCACCACGACACTTAACTTTGGAGCAGAGCAGTGAATACAGTAGACTTTTTAAAGAGTGTATTGGGCGATGAGGGGTACTCATGCTTAATAACTATAGATTTGTGGCAACAAAAGCCTGTGCCAAAGCACTACTGGTTTGAAACAGTAGAAGAGCTTGTAGCTAAAGCTACAGAGGTAGACACGTTTCCACATAATGTTTACTTTGCCACGAGCACTTACAACGAAGAAGGCTCTCAGTGGGGTGGTAGATCTAAAGCAAACGTAAAGAATATAAAAGCATTTTGGTTAGACTTAGATTGTGGAGAGGGTAAGGACTTTCCAACGCAAACAGATGCTCTACAAGCACTCAAACAATTTAAAAAAGATGTGGGACTACCTGCACCGATAACCGTAAACAGTGGCAACGGTATCCACGTTTATTGGCCTTTAACAGAAGCTGTAACGCGAGAGGAGTGGGAACCTGTCGCTTCTAAACTAGGGCAGCTTTGTAGGGAACATGACTTTCCTGCGGACGCATCGCGCACTACAGATGCAGCTAGTATTTTAAGATTACCTAGTACACACAACTATAAAAAA